CCCGATGGTGGAGTTCTCCCCCTTCACCCGGTAGGGCTTGCTGGCCCACCGCTTGTCCGTCTGGAGAAAGGAAACAGGCTTCTTGTTCATCTTGGGTCCCCCTTCCGCCGCCTGCCCGGCGGCAAGCTTGTCATAGTATTCCTGCCCCATCTTTGCCCGGCGCTCGCAGTTCTGCACGCTTTGGTCTGCGGGCCGCTCAAACTTCAACAGCATGGCGTCCGACGCCTCCCGCACGGTCTTTGCCGTTTTCAGTACGGCCAGCACCGCCGGGAAACTCTCTCGCAGTTCTTTCAGGAAAAAGCCCAGTTGCATTTCTGGGTCCCCGATGCTCTTACCTGCATCTTTGGCGAAAAGGCGCAGGTTCTTCTTCCGCGTCGGATAGGTCCACTGGCACAGCCCGTACCCGGCCCGGTCGTTGTCAAACCCCGTGTAGGTCCCGTTATCCACCGCCGCCGTGTAGGTGGCGTCCGTGTACCCCAGCTTCTTTTCGTAGCTGTTCTGGAGGTTGTCCACCGCCGCCGTGTAGGTGGCGTCCGTGTACCCCAGCTTCTTTTCGTAGCTGTTCTGGAGGTTGTTGGCAATCGCGCCGCTTTCCGCCCGGATATTCCCCATCGCCCCGCAGGCCCCGGCGGGCGTCATTCCCGCTCTTACCAGGTAATCGTACATTTCCCTTGCTGTCATTTGTGTGCGCTCCTTCCGCTATCCCGCCGCCTCGTCCTCGCTGTCTCCTTCGGCCTCCGGCGGCGCTCCCTTGTCCGGCCAGCGGTTATTTTTGCTCAAATTTTCCACGCCGGACTTAAATGCGTAGACCGCCACCGGCACGATGATTTCAGCAAGCGCAACCTTCGACAGCTCTTCCGCAATTTGCACCTTGTCCAGCGCGGCCAGGATGTAGCTGCACCATACCCAGGCAAAGCCGTTTATGACGCAGGCCCAAACAAACCGCTTCATTGTCTCCGGCCTCTCCGGCGGCAGGCCCTCCCTGATGATTTCCCGCAGCTCCTTCACCCGGCGGCGCAGATGCCGGATGGTCGCCGCGCTGAACACGATGCCCAGGGCGATACCCACCACCAGGGCGGAGGCGGCGACGACCACAATCTTCATGGCGGCACCTACTCTTCCTCTTCATGGGCCGCTTGGTTCAGATGCTTTTCCAGCTTGTCCAGCGCGGCGGTCACTGGTCCGTTGCACCCTTGTTCTTTCAGCCCCTTCAAGCAGGCCAGCACGCCATAGCAGATAAGCGTCTGCTCCTTGCGGATGGCGGCAAGCTCCTTGTCCTGCTTCTTCTGCCGGTCCACAAACTTGATGCACCACACCACCACCCCGCCGATTCCGCCCAGCGCGGCCAGCACCGCCGAAATGGTGATGATGGTGTTTGCGTCGATGTACATTGCTCACGCCTCCAAATTGTAGTTTTGGGCCGTCTCCGGCGTGGAGACGGCCCCGGCTGTCCTGGTTACAGTTTCACTTCCAGGTCCTCAAGAATCTGCTCGACCTGCTCCCGCAGAATGGCGGGAACCTGCTCCAGCGTTTTCTTGCCCTTGATGATAAGGGTCGCGTACACGATAGCCATACCGTTTTTCTCCTTTCCCATCAGAATATCCAGCAGCCACAGACGGACCCTACTCATGGTCCTGCTCCGCCAGCAGTGCCTCGACCTCCGCCCGGATGCGGGCGGGAACGTCGTCAATGGTTTTCAGGCCCTTTTGGATAAGGGCGGCGTACACCAGTGCCATGCCTTGCGGTTTCCGCTCGTCAGAGCGGGGAGCAAGGCGGCTATTTTTATCTGCCATTACTCCATGCCTCCAATCATCTGCTCGTACACGTCGCACAGCGCCAGGTTGGTGTTGTCCACCTGTTCCTCCAGCGCCGCAACCTTCGCCCGCAGTTCTTCGTTCTCGCGGGTAAGCTGCTCATTGCTCTTGCGCTTGTTCATTTCCTTGATGGAATCCTCGCGTCTTTTGACCATTACTGGAACCCTCCTTGCACAGAACTGATGTAGCCGCCCTGGCCGGACGGCCCCCGCTTCGCGCTCACGCGGAAGTTAAAGGCAAAGCCCTTGGCGGCGGTTTCATTCTCAAAGACATGGTTGCCGCCGTTGCGGACCTCCATGGTGCAGTCCTCCCACACCGGCGCGTCGTCGTTGCCGTTGTTGGTCACTTCCACGGTGTAGTCCGCGTCTGCCGGGATGTCCCCGGCCACGGACAGGACGCAGATGGTGATTTTGTCGTCTGCCGCCATAGGCTCGGCCAGGGTGATTGTCGCCTCTGTGACCTCCTTGGTAAAGGTCAGCTTGTGGGTCGTGGTGGCCCGCCCGTCGGTGGCGCTGGCGGTCAGGGTGTGCGCCCCGTTCAGCAGCTTAAAGAACGTGTCGCCGGTCACGGCAAAGGTGTTGTTCCCGCCCAGGTTGGCGGAGAACGTGCGCAGCGTCACGCCGTCGATGGCCTCCGTCACGGTCACGGGGTCGCCGTCCTCGTCGTTCACGCTGTAGGGGATGGAGAAGCCCGCGTCCTTGGTCCCCAGGTCGGACCCGCTGGCCGTGTCGCAGGAGACGGCGGGCGCGCGGTTGTTGTTCACCGGCTGGGCCGTCCCCGTGGTGTAGCCGCTGGTGGCGTTGTAGGCGTCGTAGGACCGGACCCGGTAATTGACGCTCTGCCAGCCCCGCGTGATGGTGTCCGTGTAGCTGGTGTCCGCGCCCTTGTAGACCTGCGCCCAGTCGCCGCCGTCCACCTGCCGCTCCAGCTCATAGCCGGTCAGGTTGTTGTCCGGGTCGCTGGCCGCGCTCCATGTCACCGTCAGGGGATTCCCGCCCAGCACCTCCGCCGGGACCTGGATGCTGGCCGGGGCGGCGGGGGCGTGGTTGTTAAACACGCTCACCTGTGCGCTGTTCCGGTAGGTGCTGTAAAGCCCCTCGCTGTCGTAAGCCTTTACCCGGTACATTACCGTCGCGCTGCCCGCCGGTACGGTGTTGGTGGTGCTGGTGGCGCTGCCCTGGTAAACCTGGGTCCACGTTCCGCCGCCGTCGGTAGACCGCTCCACCACATAACCTTCCAGGTTATTTTCCTTGTCGGTGGCGGCGGTCCACGATACCGTGATACTCTTTCCGCCCTCTACGCTGGTGGGGATGTTGATGCTGGCGGGCGTAGTCGGGGCCGTGTTCGTCTGTACGGAGCCGTCGTCAGAGACCAAGAGAGAAGAGGGAAGTATCAAAGCGGGGCGGATGCCATACGTGCTGGAGCAGTAGCTGCTGTACCAACCGCCACCGGAGTTCACGCCCTGCGCGCCCGCCGCACCGAGGCTGGAGTAGCAACAGGGGCAACGGAGCCACCAGTACGACGCGGAACCGTTCAGCTTCGCAACACGCTTTGTCTCCGCGTTCGTGTCATGAAGCCCCTTGAAGTAGTCCAGCTCCGCGCCCAGGACCGGAATGTAGCTGTGCGCCATGCTGACTTCCGTACCGGACAGCAGGAAGATTTTCGCGCTCAGTCCGTTGGCCCCGCTGTTGACGTTCGTGCCGTAGCCGGAACCGGGGCGGTAGGGAAGTTTGACCTGCTTGATTTGCGCCTGGATGTTGGCGTCGAACAGGGCGAGGAACTGATTGTTCAGGTATGCGTGGATGGTGCTGGCGGCGTAGTCGTTGACGTTGGAGCTGTGCCACTGGCGGTTTTCGTAGATGTCCTCCATCAACAGCCATACGCCGTCACAGCTTGCGTCGTAGGCGGCGCTGGGCTTGCCTTTGTGGACCACGATGAAGTTTCGCGCCGTGCCGCCGACTTTCAGCTTGACGGTAGAGCCGACGGCCTTTGCGCTCAATGCGACAGATGCCATAAAATTTCCTCCTGTTTTGTTATTTACCATGTTTTGCGGTTGCCGCGTAAGCGGCGAGCAAAACGGTGGTTTTGAATTACCACGGCGGTATGTCGTCCGGGCGCGGTCCTTCCATCGCTGGCCGGGCAAAAGAAACCGGCACACCCTTTTTCTTCTGGATGCACCGTTGCTGTTTCGCCCTCCTGCGGATGCGGGCCTCTTTGGTGGAGTTGATTTTCCTGTGGATTTTCGGCACTTCCCCGATGATCTCCCCCACCTGTTCGGCGTACTTCTGCCGTAATGCGTGAGTGTCGCCGTGGGCCGCGTGTGCGTCCCACCCTTGAAATTGGTCTATGATTTTCTCCTTGGTAATCTCTCCGGCGGGGTATGCCGCCCTCCAGTAGCGGATGCGTGCCTGGATTCTTTCAATCCCATCCTTGCGCAGCTTTTGGACGCAGGCCCCGGTTTCGGTCAGGTAACTATGAAAACCCAAAAGGTCGATACCGTTCCGTAGCGGGAAGATGCCCGTTTTCTCGTTCAGCTCCAGCCCCAGGCTATCTATCCATTCCCGGATTTCAGCAAGGAGCTGTTGCGCCGCTTCCTACGTCTGGACGATGATATAAAAATCGTCCAGCGGGAAGATGCCCGTTTTCTCGTTCAGCTCCAGCCCCAGGCTATCTATCCATTCCCGGATTTCAGCAAGGAGCTGTTGCGCCGCTTCCTTCGTCTGGACGATGATATAAAAATCGTCCATGTATCTCCCGTAGGATTCACAGCCCTTTTCCTCTTTTATCCAGTGGTCGAACTCGTCCAGGAACAGGAGGGCGAAAAGCTGGCTTGTCTGGTAGCCCAGCGGCAGGCCGTCCGATGCGTCGATGTAGATACAGAGCAGGTCGTACAGCTCCATATCCAGGCCCCGCCGGATAAACAGCCTTTTCAGCGCCCGCTTTAGTCTCCTGTGGTCGATGGATGCGAAAAAGTGCCGGATGTCTGCTTTGACCACCCAGCCCTCCGCCGTACCGTACCGGCGGTAGTATGTGACCATCTGGAGCTTTAAGCGTGCAAGGCCGTCGTGGGTCCCCTTGCCCTTCTGGCTGGAATAGTTGTCCCGTATGAAGCCCTTGGTTATTGCGTCGTACAGGATGTTGTCGGTGGCGGCGTGCAGCACCACCTTGTCCACAAACGCCGGAGCTTGTACGTCCCGCTCCTTCGGTTCGTACACCTTGAAGATTTCAAACTTGCTTGGCCGGTAGGTTTTGGTCAGCAGGAGCCGCGACAGCTTTTCCGTGCAGGCCAGGGCGTTTGCCTCATATTGGGCGGTTCCGGCCTTTCCCCGTTTGCCCTTCCGTGCCGTCAGGTACGCCTTATACAGCGTTTCAAACTGGCACATTTCTTCGTAGGTCATGCCGTGAATCACCTAAAATCTTGGCTGGCCGGGGATAGGGGGAGGTCGGCCAGCCCATGCCTAACACCGGCCCGCTCCCCCACGGCAGCGGGCTGCGTCCCATCAAGGACGGCCCGCCTCGGTGTGATGTGTTTGTCGTCTGCCCGCGCGCAGGCGTTCGACAGGATGCGGCCCCCTTTGATGATGGTGTACTGTGTTCGCCTGTTCCCAGGCTACTAATTCTCACGGTCCATCAGAGCGGGGCGGATGCCATACGTGTTGGAGCAGTTGTTGTTGTTCCAACTGCCATTGGAGTTCACGTTCTGCGCGTTCGTCGCACCGTTGCTGGAGTTGCAATAGGGGCAACGGAGCCACCAGTTCGACGCGGAAAAAATACGGGCCGCACCCTAACACAAGGCGGATGCCTCCGCCGAGTATCTAAATTCTGTTTGGCTGAACCTTTCTTTCGGCGTTGTACTGGCTTATCGCGGTTTTCACCACGGCAACCTGCCTGGCGTCCTCTTCCGCCTGCTTCTCCGCCTCCAGCTTCTTTGCCCGTGCGCCGTCGTTCTTCTTCCACGACGCCGACATATACTTCACGTCCAGCACCTTCTTTGTCCAGACCTTGCTTTTCTCCAGAGAGATAACGCCCATGTCCAGGCAGATTTGAATGTACTCCAGCATGAGACTACAGCCATCCAGGATTTGCCCGATAAGCCGCAGGCGCTCTTCGTACTCAATGACGAACATTTTCCCGTTGGCCGCGTGGATGTCCCGGACAATGGCCTTTGCGGTTTTCCGCATATCCTCGCCGTAGCAGCGGTACGCGGCCTTGGTAAACCCCTGCTTGTCCTTTCGGTCCAGGTAGCCTATCATCTGGCCGCATACCTGCTTCACATCCCGGATGTCGTCAAGGGCGGCGATTTTCTGTAAGATTTTCCGCACGTCCCGCTGGCTCACATCGTCCGTGACTATCTTGGTAGCCTGGTTGGTGTAGGTCAGCAGCTCCCGCGCCTTATTCCCTAAGATGTATTCCTTGTCAGCCACGCCCGCACCTCCGGTCAGGGCACCGCCCATTCCGCGCTGCGTCCAGGTCCTCCGGGTCGCC